TTGCTCCCGTCGCTCCCGTTCCTTCAGTTTAATAGTCAAGAAGAGGGGCATTTCACATGTCCCTCTTTTTTGTTTTAGGTAGAAAAGAGGTTTGAATATGAAAACAATCAATGTAGCGCCTATCGATGAGATAGAAATCAAATTAAAAGACAAAACATATATATGCAGCTTTAACATGCTTGCAATGGCATACATGCAGGAGGAACTTGTTAAGCTTGACATAGAATGGACAAAAATCACACAGTCAACAATATGTCAGATGGTTTTATATGGCGGTATTAAAGCAAACCATGAGGAATTCACGCTTGCAGATGCAGGGGTTTTAGTGAGAGCCCTGGGACCGTCAAGCTTCAACGACATAATGAATATATATCGAAATTCAATTATCAGTGGATTGGACAAGAAGGGCAAAGAAGACTTAAAAAAATTGACAGCTCAGTACATGGAACAACTTCGCAAACAAACTTCCATATAGATGAAGCATATTATTTATATGTTGTTAGGCTTCGGATGTCTGAGCAGGAGTTTTGGAGAAGCCCATTCAAGAAGATCAATTTTATTCTCAACACTTACACCAAAGAGCTTGCAGCCACATTTGGAATTGGCGCAGCGGAAGAAATCCCAACAATAACAAGTATGAAAGAAATACCGGGGTGGTAAAATATGGCATTTAAGAAATCCATAGTCTTAGGACTTGACTCAACACAGTTTGACCAGGGCATTGACTCAGCTAATCAAAAGATAGATCAGTTTGAGAACAATCTTGATGGCACTCAAGCAGCCACAGACGCAGCTGCCAACAATCTTGATGAACTTGGCAATAGTGCAGATAATACAGCCCAGGCTGTTGTAGATATGTCACAGCAGTTTAGAAATGGCATAGATATTTTGATGTCAGTAGGGCAAGCTATAAGAGGCGTTACCGAGGCGGCTATGCAGTACGCAAGCGACATAAAAGATATGTCAGCGGAGACTGGTTTGAGCGTTCACGCAGTTCAGGAATTGGGATATGTGGCCGAAAGCACAGGGGCCAGCATGGAAAACATTTCAAGCGCCCTGAAGAATGTTGAGAAATCAATGCAGGCGGCAGCCAATAGAAGTGGCGACGCCTGGAGAGTATTTAAGCAGTTAGGCGTTGAAATAAATGACGCTTCAGGAAAAACAAGAGACGCCTCTCAGGTATTCACAGAACTCATCTATAAACTTGGGGATGTTGAAAACTCAACAGAACGTTCACAGATGGCACTCAAGGTATTTGGAGACTCCGCAAAGGAATTAAATGAAATGATTAACCTGGGACGCGGAGGAATTGCTCAGCTTACCCAGGAATTTGACGCTCTTGGGATGGCGTTATCAAGTGAAGATGTTGAAGCGCTAAGCAACGCAGAAAAAGCCGTGAATTCGATGATGAACTCATTTAAAACAGCAGCGTATGAATTGGCCGCTTCATTTGCTCCAGCTATTGAAACAGTTGCCAACTTACTTAAAAATTTAAGCCCGGAAGCAAAGCAGACAATAATGGTTATTGCAACATTAACCACGGGCGTCATAGGCTTAACAATGGCTGTTGGAGCTTTGGGAGCTATATACACAACCATGATGGGAACAATGGGAGCAGCTACGCAGACATTTATGGCGCAGGCGGCCCCCATTATTGCACTTGTTGCCGCTCTTGCCGCCCTTGCGCTTGCAATCAAGGAAGTAATTGACACATACAAGGAATGGCAAGCTGTAACAGGTGGAAACTTTGGCCAGTTTCTTCTACATCCGGATGGAAATTTTGAAGGCAGCAATATAGGAAGAAACGCCAAAGGGACAAGCTTTTGGCAGGGCGGTCTTACATGGGTCGGTGAAGAAGGCCCTGAGATTGTTGAAGTTCCACGCGGCAGCAGGATTTACAATAACCAGCAAAGCACAAGCATAGGCGGCAACACCTATAATGTGAATATGAGCATGGACATGTCAAAATTGAAGTCTATAAATGATGTTGTAAACGCCGTTGAAGGCTTAAAAGTATCTGCAGGTTGCAGGAGGTAAACAATGTCAACACAATTTGTTTTAGAAGGTTCGGCAATATATAACACATATGGAAGTATATTCAGCAAAATTTCAAGCCCTGTCAATTTGCCTGTAAACATTAGTTATAACATTTCAACAACAAACTGGCCGCTCCCGTTTTTTTTCTATAAAATCCCCGCCGAACTAAAAATGAAGCGTGTTACCGCGACCGTTAGGATTAATGTCACAGTTTCAGGAAACACAGATTCACACAGCATATTTTGCTATACATATATAAGATCCAACACGCTTGAAAATTTAATGGGTGACACATTAGGAAATAGTGACCCGGCCACATTAAACAATTGGACGAACACAACAAGCCTGAGAATTGATCAAAAAATTGCAACGGGCGCAGGATCGTACACTTTAACAAAATCTGCGCAGATATATGTGGGAACAGGGGAATATATTTATGTATATGCAGGCCGTTTTAATAACGATATAACAGTAAGTTTAAACTGGGTAGAGCTTACATATGAGGATGATGCTGTTGATTATATTGAACCACGCGCAACATACCCAGTTGGAGTTGCTATAAAAAATAATATAGCTCAAACATTTACATGGACATTTGACATGATGACGCCACAGCGGCCTAATCCATCTGATCCAGTTCCACCGATTTTACATCACACAATTGAATATAACAAAATTGGAAGTGAAACAATCAACACTTTAACTGTATCAGATGATAAGCTTTACCAAGTTATCCCGGCTAATACATTTGAGGTTGGGAAATATCGGTATAGAGTCAAAAATGAGTCGTATTGGGACACTATATTTGTAACAGATTGGATAAGGTTCGACGCAATTGGTGCGGACACAGCCCCCACTATTACCAATGTAACAAATGACTCAATTCCAACAGTGACATGGACGGACACAAACCAGGCAGCTTATGAAGTAAGAATTAAAGATGATCATCAAAAAGTTCTATATTATTCCGGCATCATCATTAGTGACGATTTAAGCCACAAAGTAAATAAGATGCTTAAAAACGGCACATACATAGTCGAAGTCAGAGAATTAAACAACTATGGAATGTTTTCGGAATGGGGCTCTCTTGAGTTTACAATTAACACAAGCGCTGTTGACCCTCCAACAAATATTTTTGTTTCAGTCAACAATAAACACGGCGTTGAAATAAGTGGCACACCTGCAGAAAATGCACAACGGACGTTTGTTGTTAGAAAAAAAATCGGGGAAGAAGACGCAGAAATTATTGGAATATATGAAGGCGGTATATTTATAGATTATACGGCCGAAGGAAACACGTTCTATGAATATACCCTAAGAAATTATAATGTAGGTTACTCAGATGGAGAAGCCACTCCCGTACAGGATAAAATCAAGCAGTTTGTTTTAATGGATGGGAGAAACCTGGAGAACCATATTAACCTTGAACACTCCGACGATGCCAATTATATGCTTGATTGGACCGAAGAACGCAGCAAAATACTCTTAAATGTCCTGGGTAGAAAATACCCGGTAAAAGAGCAGGGTGAATGGTTCAGCAAAGTAAGAAAATTTAACGCTTATGTAAAAGGCGAAGATTGGAACAAACTTCTTGATATTTATTACAATTCTGATGTTGTCTACTTAAAAGCTGACCATGAATTTTTTGCGTGTGACATGGATATAAAGGACGGAGGCCAATATATAGGAGGCGGCTCCATTATTTCATTCACAATGACAAGGATTGAGGACAGCAAGGGAATAATTCAATTATGAATATAGCTACAGGATTTTACACAGAAGAAGAACTCATAAAAGCATTATCTGCCGGAAACAGGGATGTCTTTTATGAGTTTTTCCTGTTAGATCAAAATGAGAACACGATTGGAAGCTTGCCAATTGAACAGGGGAAAATTTCATACGATTCATCTAATGAAGTCATGAGAACATTCACCGGAGCAACAAAAAAGACTGAACAGTTCAATCTTGACTCCACAGACTATTATCTCAGACCATATATGTGTTTGAGATACAATGGCGATATTGTTAGATGGCCTCTCGGAAAATTTATACTTAATCCTTCAGAAAGCCATCAAGATCACATGTCAGATGTGACTATTATTGGCTACGATCCTGGGAAAATTGCTCTAGATGATAAAACTGATTCAAGGACATACGCGGCAACAGGTTCCATATATACATCATTAGCAGCACAGATTGCCGGGACAATGTATTCAAATATTAACATTGAAACAAGCTTGAAAGAGTCACTTAATCCATTAGAGTGGGAGATTGGAACAGAGAAAATCACAATAATCAACGATCTTCTTCAATCAATATCTTATAGCCCCATGCACTTCGATGAAAATGGGATTTGCCAAATACTTCCATATGTAATGGATGCTAACAGGGAAATTGAAAGAGTTTACCAAGATGATGATGGCTCAGTTATTATTGATGGCTTAAAGGTTGAAACAAACAAGTTTGAAGTTCCAAACAAAATTGTAAGGTATGTAGAAAACCCTGACGCCGCCTATTTGATTTCAAGTTATATAAATGATGATCCTGACAGTCCATACAGCACTGTCAATAGAGGCCGTATAATTGTGGACACAGATGCAGTTGAGGATATTGCATCACAGGCTGACCTTGATAGTTATGTGCGAAAAATAGCAGCTGAAAAAATGCAGGCAGTTGAGACATTACAGCTTGAGACATTAAACATGCCGGGACACGGTTTTCATAATTGCCTTTTACTTTCTATTGATTCATATGGAATAGAAGGCAAATATATTGAAACAGCGTGGGAGATGGACCTGAGTGAAGGCGGGACAATGCGACATTATTTAAAGAAAGCGGTGATGGTATGAGCTTATTGAGTAACAGCCTATATGATGAAATTTCAAAAGCGGGTCAAGCTGATGAAAAGAAAACCAAAATGGCAACCGTTTCAAGCATAACGGGCGGCCTTTTTATTCAGTTTTATGGGGAATCAACGCCAAGCTTAAAACCTTTTAAACGCTTAGGGTCTTATACGCCTGCAGTTGGTGATACTGTAATTGTACAAAACATAAATGGTTCTTATATTGTAACAGGGAAGGTGGTATAAAAATGATTCAATTAAGCTACACTCTTCGCCTTGACATGAGAGACACAGGCATTGTGCCAACAGGTCTAAGAATGAAGCAGGGCGACTCAGGCATGAAGCTGGTCATTGAAGTATACAGTGGCGGCGAAAATGTATTTGAGAGCGAAACGACTCCCAAAATCGTATTTAGAAGACCGGACGGCGCAGCTGTTATGGCAGATATGACAGTCGGCGACGGAGTTTACACATATGAATTTGTCGGTAATGAGTTACAGGTTCCCGGCAAAGAAACAATGGACATCAAATTTCCTTATGGAGAAGACGGAAGAGAGTCAACAGTTACATGCTCTTTCGATGTGGTACCGGACACAGTTACACCCAACACACATGGCGCCGGAGTTTATGACAATGACCTTGCTGAGATCATTGCAGAAGCTGTTGGCTTAATCAGTGAACTTAAGGGCGTTGAGTCGATTACAAAAACAGGTTCTTCAGGCTTAGTTGATACTTACACAATACTTTACACAGATGACACATCAACTACATTCACCGTAACAAACGGAGCCCCCGGAGCACAGGGCCCCCAGGGTCCCCAGGGTGAAACAGGCGCAACAGGTCCACAGGGTCCTGCAGGTGAAGCAGGAGAAGCCGGAGCACAAGGCCCCCAGGGTGAACAGGGTCCTGCAGGTCCGCAGGGTCCCCAGGGTGAAACAGGAGCAACAGGAGCAACAGGCCCCCAGGGTCCTG